AGCTAGAGTCTATTCCTGATGAAGAACTTTTAGAAGTTGCAGCCTGGCAGCGTAAAGAAGGTAAGAACCCCGAGGGTGGTTTAAATGCTAAAGGTATAGCAGCTTACCGTAGAGAAAATCCAGGATCTAAATTACAAATGGCTGTAACAACCAAACCGTCTAAGTTAAAGTCTGGTAGTAAGGCAGCAAATAGAAGAAAATCTTTTTGTGCGCGAATGGGTGGTATGAAGAAAAGACTAACATCCGCAAAGACTGCAAGGGATCCTGATTCAAGGATTAATAAAGCCTTGAGAAAATGGAATTGCTAAATTAACTTATAATAATAAAAACCTAAAGGAACCAAGATGTTTACACAAAATAGTATTTCGAAAGATCTTCAAGACTCTATTCGCAAAGTGATAGAGGCAACTAATGTAACTGTACACAACGGGGAAGCAGAAGGCTCTGTACCTAAGACACCCCGTGAAAAAGAATTAGCTGCTAAACATGGCAATAAGAACCGTATCACAATGGGCGATGTACTAAAAGCCCGTGGTGTAGTACAAAAAGAAGAAGTTGTACAGGCTGATGAAGCTACTGCTCTTGAAAGATTAAAGGGCGTAGGCGGCCCTAGAGCTGCTCAAAACTTACCAATGGGTCATGCTGGCAAAGTAACAATGAAGCATGTTATGAAGAGTGATGCTACACCTCAGGTAAAAGCTGCTATTAAAAAAGCTGCACCGGATATTAAAACTTATGGTGATCGTGCTGCTGCGCTCAATGCTGCAGGTATTAGACGTGAAGAAGTTGAACAACAAAACGAAGCTAAATCAGAGTCCAAAAAAGATTTCCAGGCGCGTCAAGAAAGATTAGCTGCAGCTGCTGCTCAAACTGCAAAAGACCCAGCACGTTTAAAAAGAATGATGAGTATTCCTGGATACTCAGCGGCAATGGGTTTAGCTAATAAGACGACTACAAAAGAAGAAGTTGAAGAGCTAGATGAACTATCTAGAACAACTCTCGGTTCTTATGCTAAGAAAGCAACCCGTGATGCAACAATTACGCGTAAAATTGCTGCAGATTTTGAGCATCAAGGTAAGCGAGCAAAAAGCCCAGGGATGAAGGCCGCAAGCGATATGCTTTCACAAAGATACAAAGCAAAATCTTTTAAACGTAGAGACGGTGTTGATAGCGCGGTTAATCGTTTAGTTAAAGAAGACGCGGAACAATTTGATGAAACAGTACTAGTTCACGCTACGTATGAAATTAAAGACTCTTATACATTCGGTGAATACTTAACAACAGCTAAGAATTTAGTTGGAGATGAGGGTGCGGTTGAATTAGCTAATGAAGCATTTAAAGTACAAGACACAGATATTTTTGCTGAAGAATTAAGTTCTATGGACATTATGTCTAGAATTAACAGCCATAGAAAAGCAGGTCACACTGTTACAGAGCCTAAATATAGTACCAAAGCGGGCAAGCCATACCACGAATATGTTGTAACTGATAAGGAATCCGGTACACGCCGTAAGTATATACATCACGGTGATGTTTCGAAAGTGGAAAACATGGGTGCCAAACCGAAAAAAGACGAGCAATAATTAAGGAGACAAAACATGTCCTCATGGGGTCAATCAGATAATACAACTATTGCAGGTACAGTAACTACTTACGCTGCAAACACTAACGTTGTTGGTTCATCGACGTATTTTTTATCTAACTTAAATGCTGGAGATTATATTACTATCTCTGGCGTTACAGGTAAGAATCAAATTCAATCTATCGCCTCTAACACCGCATTAGTCCTGGAAAATATTCCACGTGCAGCAGTTACTGGTAAGGTTGCGTTTGTACAGCAAGGGCCTAAAGTTGTACATAGCAGCAATACATACGCTTTATCTAGACAAAGCAATGTACTATCCATTGAAAATATCTATGGCGTGGATTCAGCTGAAATGTTAACTATTGCAGTTGGCTCTGTAGCTATTTCTAATGCTGGTGCAGGATATCAAAGACTTGCTAATACAACAGCTATTACTGCTAATACAACAGGTGTGTTTACTACAACTGGTGCTGTGCAGCCTCAACAAAATGCAACCGCTACACTGACATTCACAAGCAATGTACTAACAGCAATTACGATTACAAATCAAGGCGCAGGTTATTCTCCAGCGTCTAATACAATTGCAGTAACTGCTAATACAACATTTGTAATTGCAACGACTGGTGGATCACAACCAACAACAAATGCAACCGGTACAATTAGCTATACAAATGCTGGTACAGTTGCTAATGCGTCACACGCTGGTTGGGTATCGCTGGTAGTGTATACAGATGCATACGGTAATACTAGAGAAAAGTCTGAAGTACTTGTAGCAATGTCTAAGAACGGCATTACAGGTGATGATGAAGATACTAAGTTCCCTGACTAATAATGGCAGATAGCAAAGTTAGTGAATTAACATCGGCTACCTCTTTTGGAGTAGCCGATGTTCTGTACCTAGTACAATCTGGTACCAGTCGAAAAATGACTGGTGCTGTATTGTTTGCAAATGCAGCTAACGTAACATTAAAAGGTAATATTAATCTCGACCCATCTGTACAGACGATGACCTCGGCTGGTGCGATTAGTCTTACTGTTCCTGTAACACATCTGAATGCTGATGCATCTGGTGGTACTATTACAATAGCTAACGGTACAACAAATCAAGTTAAATATTTAGTTATGATTGCGACTGCTGGTGGTTCTTATACTATCAATGGTGTTAGTTCAAACATTGCAAATAATGCAAACGTTGTATTCAGCGCGGTAGGTAAAACTGCTCAGCTACTGTATACCAATAATAAGTGGTTCATGGTTGGGGGTACTGCTACCCTTACATAAGATGATTTTTGAATTGACTGAAGAAAACTTTAATATTTACGCTATCAAACATTATGATAATCCAGCTTGTAAAGGCATGGCAGAGTATAATGATGATTTAAAGCGGTTTAGATATCTGAAAAGATTGTTTAAGAAATATAAATCTGAAAATGATCTAAAAGAAAGATTAATACTTAACCATATAGTTGTTTTGTACAATTTGTTTGGTCCAGAGGCATCTACCAAGATGCTTTTTTTTAAGATTGAGAAACCATATTGGCCTCAGCTTAAGACGTTTTTAATTATGATAAACATTATGCCAGAGATAATTACAAAGAATGGCGAGGTTTATAGGGAGTCAGATATTGCTGTTGATCCCTATATTGTAGATATTTTAAGGAAACTATAATGGGTCGTTTTGTTGATTCAATCATTGCATACCGTATTTTAAAAATGCTTACGACACCGTTTGAAAAAACTGCCGCTTTTCATCTTGGCATTATTGATGCTAGCGGTAATGAATTAAAAAGAATGAGCGATCTTCATACGACGCCTGAGCGTGATGCGTATACAATTTTAGATAGAATGATATATCGCATTAAGCGAATGATAGAGAAGATACCAGTACAGAATAAAAAATTACTTACGTTTGCAGCTGCTTTATCTCTTATTAAAGAACATGCAAATGATACAACAGAACCTATTGATATTGAGTCCAGATACCTAGATAGATTACATGAAGATTTAACAGAAGAAATTGACTATATAAATAAATTTATTAGTGAGCAGCAAACCTTAACTTTTAAACAATTTATGGAAGAGGCTCCTGCTAATAACGCTTCAGCAACACCTGGTGTAGCTGGATTTACTCCCGATACCTTAGGGGTGAGGCCGGGTAAGAAGAAAACTGTTTTAAGAAGAGGGTTACCTAATGTTAAGTAAAATTTTAAATCTATTTAAGAAAAAAGAAGCACCAGCTGCTGTTGTTCAAGACGAAGTTAAAATTGTAATGAACCCTCCAGTTCCTTTCCCAACTGAACGCCCTGCTGAACAAGTTGCTGCTCCTGTAGTAGAGACACCTGCAGAGCCAAAAGTACAAAAGCAGGCTGCTAAACCTAAAGCTGCTCCTGCAGCTAAAAAAACGGTTAAGGCTAAAAAATAATGTCAGCAGATATTAACGAGCGTGTTGGCGTGGTCGAAACAAAAGTTGCAAACCTTGACGAAAAATTAGACGACCTAAAATGCGACGTTAAGGACATGCATGATTGTTTAGATAAAACAAGAGACACAATTAAGGATCAATTAGATAAAATGTATGATGCTTCTTGTGATCAACATGCCGCACTTAATAGGGATATTAAAGAGCTTAAAAAAGATCGTGATCGTTTTGTTTATACGATGGCTGGTCTTATTGCAGCGCTTGGTCTTCTTTCTGGTAATGCGGATAAGGTAATGAAACTGTTCGGCTAAATCTATTGCATTTACGTTGTAAGTAGTATATAATAAGGCCTCTTGCGAGGCCTTTTTTTATGTCGTTATTTTTGGATCAGAAGTACTTAATGCTGATAAGTAATCGTCTTCCTCTGTTTAAGAAGAAGAAGGACTTAACGTATAACTGCAGATGTATTCTGTGTGGTGACTCCCAGAAGAATACCCGTAAGACTCGCGGCTACTTCTTTGCATTTAAAACCGATCTACGTTATAAGTGTTATAACTGTGATGCGTCGGTTAACTTTTCTAACTTTCTTAAAACTCAAGATTCAAATTTATACTCTCAGTATGCATTAGAGAAGTATAGCGAGGGGCATAAAGTTTCTTCTAATGTAATTCCTGAATTTAAATTTGAAGAACCAAAGTTTAAAACTATTGAAGAAAAAATTGTAGACAAGCTATTTGATAGGCTTGATACTTTACCAGAAGATAACGAAGCTGTTGTCTTTTGTAATGCAAGAAAAATTCCAAAAGAGAAATTTAATTTGCTTTATTATATCGATAACATGAAGGATATTGTCCAGTTATCGGATAAGTATAAAGAGAGTATCCGAGGTGAAGAACCTAGGTTAGTACTTCCGTTCTATGATAATCATAATCTAACAGGTGTAACTTGTAGAGCGCTTAGAGGTGAAGCACTTAGATATATAACTGTCAAAGTTAAAGAAGATGTTCCTCTTATCTTTGGAATGGATACTGTTGATAGGACTAAACTTGTGTATGTAGTTGAAGGTCCTATCGATAGTTTGTTTATTAAAAATGCTATTGCTGTAACTGGTACTGCCTTTAATAAACTTAACGAGCTGAATATTGATAAAGAAAAACTAGTGGTAGTAATCGATAATCAGCCTCGCAATAAAGATGTATGTAAAATTCTTAGTAAGAATATTGATCTAGGTTACAATGTAGTTATCTGGCCGCAGACAATTGAAGAGAAAGATATTAATGAAATGGTTCTTGCTGGACGCAATGTAAGTAAGATTTTGAAAGACAATACATTTAGCGGGTTGACTGCTAAGATGAAATTTACAAGTTGGAAGAGGTGTTAATGCAAGTCAGACTAGAGTGTACTAAAGTTACTTCAACTATTTTCCCAATGGCAGGTACATTGGCGGGTCAAATATAATAAATAAATACCATGTTCATAATAGACTTCCTACCCTTCTGGGTCTTTCACCTATTAGTATTTACTGGCATAGCTGCGGTTATAGCTAGTTTCTTCTTTAAATTCATCCCCGTTATTAATCTTTATTCTATACCAATTCAAATTATTGGTATTGTAGCAATTTCTGCAGGATTATTCTTTGAGGGCGCAGTCTCCAACGAAGAAAAATGGTTAGCAAAAGTAAAAGAAGAAGAAGCAAAAGTAGCTGTTGTTGAAGTTAAATCAGCAGAAGAAAATGTAAAAGTTATTACAAAGTATGTCAATAAAATCCAGATCGTCAGGGAGACAACAGATGCAATCGTTAAAGAGATACCAATCTATATTACTAAAGATGATGATAGGAAGTGTGAGCTGTCTAATGCTGCTATCGTGCTCCACAACAGTGCCAGTCAAAATACCCTTCCCCCAGGTCCCGGAACAATTGCTCCTGGAGCCTCCGATGTTAAAGCAAGTGAACTCCTCACAACCGTTACTGAAAACTATGGAACCTGCTACGAAATTAGAGAGCAAGTAAAAGCATGGCAAGACTGGTATAGAATACAAAAGAAGACTTACGAAACTATAACTAAATAAGAAAGCAATGACCATTAACATAGATTTAACCCGCGATGCCCTCTTTGACGACCTAGGCTTAAAGAGACTAAAAGAATCCTATATGAAAGATGACGAGCAATCTCCGCAAGAGAGATTTGCTTTTGTATCTGCTGCCTTTGGGAGTAATCCTGAACACGCTCAACGCCTTTACGATTATTCATCTAAGCATTGGCTTAGTTATAGCACCCCGATACTTTCATTCGGTAGATCCTCACGCGGTCTACCTATTAGTTGTTTTTTACCTTATCTAGATGACTCTGCCGAAGGTCTTGTAGATACATTATCTGAAGTAAATTGGCTCAGCATGCTGGGCGGAGGAGTTGGAATTGGTATTGGAATTCGTTCTTCTGATGATAAATCTGTTGGCGTTATGCCTCATCTTCGTACATATGATGCATCATCCCTCGCTTATCGACAGGGTAGGACTCGCCGTGGTAGCTATGCTGCATACCTTAACATTAGCCATCCTGATATTCTTATCTTTCTTGAAATGAGAAAACCAACCGGTGATCCTAATATGAGGACACTTAACTTGCATCATGGTGTAAATATTACAGATGACTTTATGCATATTGTTGAAAAATGTATGCAGGATAAAGATGCAGATGATTCCTGGGAACTAAAAGACCCACATGATGGTACGGTAAGAGAAGTTGTATCTGCAAGAGATCTCTGGCAACGTATTCTTGAAATTAGAATGCAGACCGGAGAACCGTATATACATTTTATTGATACAAGTAATCGTATGATGCCTGAGTTTCAAAAGAAGCTAGGGTTAAGTATCAAGCAGAGTAATCTATGCTCTGAGATTATTTTACCTACAGATAAAAAGCGTACTGCGGTATGCTGTCTATCCTCTTTAAATTTGGAGTACTTTGATGACTGGAAAGATAATGAATTATTTTTGCGGGACACTGCAGAGATGCTTGATAACGTACTTCAGTATTTCATCGATCATGCTAATACTCATGTCAAGCGGGCTAAGTATTCTGCAATGCGTGAGCGTTCTATTGGTGTGGGCGCTCTTGGTTTTCATGCCTATCTGCAACGGAATAATCTTCCTTTTGAGTCAGCCATGGCCGTTGGACAAAACATTAGAATCTTCAAGCATATTAGAAGTAAATTAAATGAAGCGAATTTACAACTGGGTACAGAACGCGGTGAAGCCCCTGATGCTGTTGGCACTGGTCAACGTTTTAGTCATCTTATGGCTATCGCTCCAAATGCTTCTTCGTCTATCATCATGGGAAATACTTCTCCTAGTATCGAACCTTATCGTGCTAATGCTTATCGTCAGGATACGTTATCTGGCTCACAACTAGCAAAAAATAAATGGTTAGATAAACTTATTACAAAACATTTAGAACTTGATGGCGGCACCTGGACACCACAAGGTGAAGAACTGTATCAACAAGTTTGGTCTTCAATTATTGCCAATGATGGCAGCGTCCAACACTTAACTTGGATGGATAATTGGACTAAAGATGTATTTAAGACATCGATGGAGATTGATCAGCGTTGGATTATTCAGCACGCATCGGATAGACAAGTGTTTATCGATCAAGCTCAATCTGTTAATTTGTTCTTCCGACCAGATGCAAATATTAAGTATCTCCATGCTATTCATTACCTGGCATGGAAATCTGGCTTAAAGACCTTATACTATTGCCGATCGGAAAAGATAGGTAAAGCAGATAAAGTATCTAAACGGATCGAACGAGAAGTAATTAAAGAGTTGGATATGAAAGCCATTATGGACGGTGATACTTGTCTAGCTTGCGAAGGATAAAAAATGGTTAAGAAATCAACAGATTTAAAACTTACTGATAGTCGTAATTCATTTAAACCATTTAATTATCCCTGGGCTTATGATGCGTGGTTAAAACATGAACAGTCTCATTGGCTTCATACTGAAGTACCTATGAATGAGGATGTTAAAGACTGGAAAAATAAACTAGATGATAACGAAAAGAAATTCCTTACTAACATTTTTAGGTTCTTTACTCAAGGTGACATTGATGTTGCTGGTGGTTATGTTACTAATTACCTACCCTATTTTCCTCAGCCTGAAGTTAGGATGATGCTATTGGGCTTTGCTGCGCGCGAAGCTCTTCATATAGCCGCATATAGTCACCTCATTGAGACATTAGGTCTCCCTGATACAATGTATAATGAGTTTATGGCGTATGCGGAGATGAAAGAGAAACATGATTATATCATGGATATATCTGATCAAAATTCATCTAAAGAAAATACCGCTAGACATATTGCTGTGTTTTCTGCCTTCACAGAAGGTATGCAATTGTTTAGTTCTTTTATTATGCTATTAAACTTCCCAAGACATGGTAAGATGAAAGGCATGGGTCAGATTGTTACCTGGTCTATTGTAGATGAAACGATGCATACAGAATCTATGCTTAAGTTATTTAAGACATATATTCAAGAAAATAATGAAATTTGGAATGATGAGCTAAAAGGTAGCATCTATACTATTGCTGAATCCATGGTTGCGCTGGAAGATAAATTTATCGACCTAGCATTCGGTATTGCTGAAATGCCCGGCTTAACAAAAGACGAAGTTAAAAAATATATCCGCTATATTGCAGATCGTCGATTGATTGGTTTAGGTATGAAGGGTATATTTAAGGTTAAAAAGAATCCATTACCATGGGTTGAAGAAATGATCAACGCACCTACACATACTAATTTCTTTGAGAACCGTGTTACAGATTATGCCAAGGGTGCCCTATCTGGTGATTGGACTGAGGTGTGGGGTAAAGCGGCTTGAAGGAAAAATATAAGATTGCACACATGAAGGTAGCAGAAGTTTATGCTTCTCTATCTACGGCGATTAGACTCAAAGTTGGCGCCATTGTAGTTAAGGACAACAGAGTTCTAAGTATTGGTTACAATGGTATGCCATCGGGTTGGACAAACGAATGTGAAAATATTATTCGTACCGATGAAGCGAATGGTATAAGTAAGTATACGACAAAAACTAAACCTGAAGTTATACACGCAGAAGCAAATGCAATTGCAAAATTAGCACGCGCAACTGATTCAGGTTTAGATTCAGATATGTTCGTAACACATGCACCATGTATTGATTGTGCAAAAATTATATACGGTGCAGGTATAAGGAAAGTTTATTATCGTAATAGCTATAGAGAAACAGCGGGTATAGAGTTTCTCCAAAAATGTAATATTGAAGTGGAACAAGTATGAAAATTGGATTTAATTGTAGTTCCTTTGACTTATTTCATGCCGGGCATGTTACAATGCTCAAAGAAGAAAGACGTTATTGTGACTATCTTATCGTTGCATTACAAACCGACCCAACAGTTGACAGACCTAAAGTAAAAAATAAACCTATTCAGTCTGTGTATGAGCGCTTTGTACAAGTATCGGCTTGTAGGTATGTCGATGAAGTTTTAGTTTATACAACTGAAGACGATCTCCTCAATATGCTAAAGACACAGCATATTGATATTCGCTTTCTAGGTGATGAGTACAAAACAAAAGAATTTACAGGTAAGCAATGGTGCTTAGATAACGGTATTGAATTGCACTATCATTTAAGAGAACACCCCTATAGTAGCTCTGGTCTAAGAAAAAGAGTTTACGAAGCAGAAAAGGAAAAAGATGTACAAGCTTTACACGTGCGACAGCTGTGATGCAAGGTTTAAAATTAAACATGAGCTCGATGATTCGTATTATGAGGTTAACTTCTGCCCATTCTGTGGCGCTCAAGTCGATGATGAAAACGAGTCAGATGAAAATGAATGAGTGATTGGTTATATAATGGTGAGCCTTTTTTAGATCCTGGAGAACATTATAGTTATGTGTATATTATTACGAACAAGCTTGACGGTAGACGATACATCGGTAAAAAACTCTTTTGGTTTGCGAAACGTAAACAAGTCAATAAAGTCCGTAAACGTGTTAAAGTCGAGTCGGACTGGAAGGAGTATTGGTCTTCTTCAAATGAATTACAAGCAGATGTTCTTAGACTTGGAAAAGAACACTTTACCCGTGAAATAATTCATTTATGTTCTAGTAAAGGTACCGCTAATTACCTTGAAGCAAAAGAACAGTTTGTCCGTAACGTATTAGAAGATAAAGACAACTGGTACAATACCTGGATAAGCGTAAAGGTTAATCGCTCACATCTTAAAGGTCTAAGTAACGCTTGCAAGTAACATTGTAATCAGTTATAATATAGAATAATTAAGGAGTTTGTTATGGAATGGTATAAAGGTGCGAGTGAGGTTGAGCGTGAAATATTTAGAGAATGGGTTACCGATGTATTACGTAAACAAGAGATTACTGTTTCTTTCTTGAAAAAAGACGGTGAGTTACGTGAGATGCGTTGCACCTTGCAAGAAGGTGTTGTACCTGTATTCATACCAGCTACTGATCGCACCAGAACCCCTAATCCTGAAGTATGCCCTGTATTCGATCTTGATAAGCAAGAGTGGCGTTCGTTTCGCTTTGATGCAGTAACAAAGATTAGCTTTACAATATGATTCGTAAGCACCCAGGTTCCAATGAACCGACTGGAATAACTCCAGATGTGTTGGACTATGCCTCAGTATTGTCTCGAGCATTTAATTACTATAATCAAGATAAAGATAAGAAAGATGCAAGACTATATCTTAAGTTATATGTAAAGCATTCTAACCCTTCTTTTAATATAAAGGTACTTGACAGTGTACCTGATAATAAAATTAGTACGACAATGGGTTGGGTAGCAAGGATTATTACTAATGGTAATACTTTGACAGATAAGCATGTAGGTGATCTAGACTCTTATCTTAACTACCTTACTACGCTCAAACAAGAAGTATCGGTTATTGTAAAAGAGAAACCTGCTCGTCCTTCTATTCAAGATCATATGCAGGAAAAGATCTCCGAAACTATCGCTGATCTTGAAGGGGCTATTGATGACTTTGTAACTAAGGGGGTTGTGTTTGATCTCTATAGTTACCTTAAAGGTAATTCTACTCCTCGTACTTTCTGTACTCCTATTGAAGAATGGACGAAGAAGAAAGCTCGAGAATTCATCAAGGTACATCAAGCGGATGATAGTGAAACGAAAGAAGCTTATTCTCATATTAGTAAAAGGCAACTAACCCAGCTTATTAAAATGCTGAGTCAGTTCCTACAAGATACTGAAAAGTTCTCTCAGTATAAAAAAGCTAATCGTAAACCTCGTGTAACTAAAGTTAAACCACCCATCGTACAGGTGGCTAAGCTTAAGTTTAAGAGGGAAGATACGGAACTAAAACTTAAGTCAGTTAATCCTACCGAAATGGTTGGTGCTACGCAAGTATGGGTATACAATACAAAGTATAAGAAACTTGCTGCTTATCGATCTGACTCACCGCAAGGTATTCAGGTTAAAGGTACGGCATTACAGAACTATCAACCTGAAATGTGTGAACAGAAAACTCTACGTAAGCCAGAAGCAACTATTAAAGCATTACTCGGTGCTTCTAAAGTTCAGCTACGAAAACTTATATCTGATCTAACAACTAAAGCATCCGTTGTATCAGGTCGGCTAAATGAAGATTGTATTATTGTGAGGGTTGTTCGGTGATTTTAATTGATTATAGCCAGGTTATTATTTCTAACCTGATGGTAGAAATCGGTACGCGTACTGATATTCCTATCGATGTTAACCTACTACGCCATATGGTAATTAATACTATACGTAGTCATAAGCTTAAATTTGAAGGTGAGTATGGTGAGGTTGTAATTGCTTGTGATAGTAAAAACTACTGGCGTAAACAGGTCTTTCCCTACTATAAAGCTAATCGTAAAAAAGCGCGCGAAGAGTCTAAGCTTGACTGGGCAGCTATCTTTGATGCTATTAATCTTATTAAAGTAGAACTTAAGACTATCTTCCCGTATAAAGTAATTGAAGTCGAAGGTACTGAAGCAGATGACGTAATTGCGTCTATTGTATATTGGTCTTTGAACAACGACATGGCTGAAGGTACCCTGTTTCCTTCTCCTAGACCTTTACTAATCATATCTGGCGACCATGACTTTAATCAGCTACAAAGATATAAGCACGTTAAGCAGTTCTCACCTGTACAGAAGAAATTTATTAGGTTAGATACCTCTGCTGATAAAACGGTACTTGAGCATATCATTCGC